GAAATTAAATGGATTAAAAATTATGAGGATATTCTTGCAACATACAATACATCAAAAAAGTATGTCGGCTGCAGGTATGCTTATTCAAATGTATTTAACACTTTCGGCTTCTTTAGAACTCGTAAAGATCGTTACGGCATGAAAGATTGGTGGTGTTCTGAGATTGACGCTTATGTTATTGGAATAGGTGATTACAAGTTAAGTCCTAATGCACTCTACACAGAAATTATTCTAAGAAATAGAAAATATAGGGAGGTTTAAAGTGCCTAAAGTAGCAAATAAGACGCTTTTGCAAGAGGTTGTTGCAGTATTTAAAGCCGTTACAGCATCTGTAGCGATTATAGGAATGCTTGTACTAATCGGCTGGAACGTAAAGGGTGAAGAGCTAGTTGATTGCAGGATACAGGAAAAAATGAACGACCATGTAAAAGAGAATGATGTTTATATTAAGCAAATTATGACTAACGCGAAGGACGTTGTACAACTTAAAGAGTTGTCTATGCAAACCCATTTGTTAATTAAACAGCTAACGACTGACGAGATGGAGCGCAGGGCTGACAAAGAATTCGATGAAATTAAGAGGAGGCAGTAACATGAGATTATTATTAACTTTACTAATACTTGCAAGTAGTGTTTTTAGTGCTACAGATTATGTAATAGCAGTATTTAAAATTGGCGATCAGGTGTCTAGCAATCCTTATCTTGACGGTGAGCTTATTGAGATAGTAGATCCTAATGAGCAAGCAGGGAATTTTGTTTTATCCGATAGAATGCAAACTATTTTTTATTGCAGGAGAATAGCACTAAATAAAAAAACGCAATACAGAAATTACATGAAGGTGAATGGTAGCGGTAAATCAAAGTGCATATTAAGGCCAAATAAATTATCTAAAGAAGAAAAAGAGTTGTTGCGAGATGAAAGTGCTATTAAGCCTATACAAAATATTGATGAATCTGTTTTTGATTTTGGCGATAACTTAAATTCTAATGCTAAAGTTAAAGATAAAAACGCTTGGGTTGGTGGTAGTGTTACGGTTGGTAGTGATGGGGATTATGCTACTTGGGCGTTGTTAGTAGCTGACCTTGGGACTTTTACAAGTGACGGTACAGCCACGCAAATCAGTAACGTTACTGAAACAATATCATCTATTTTGGGTAATAGTGTCTCTAGTTATACTATGATTCTTGATGGTGGTAACTACAAGATAAATCATGTTAATAGAATAATGTATTATACACCAGAAAGCTCCACTGGTACTGGTATTATTAAAAACTTTCATACGGTTAGAACTGCCGATGCTGCTGCGAATACAGTGCCAGCTATTGTAACAACTGATGTCTCAACCAGTATTACTTATTCGTTTTATAATAACAAGTTTGACGGTGGGGGTTTTAATGGTCGTGGGCTAGACCTTTCAGATAACACTCCCATATGCGATGTCTACAATAATCTATTTATTAACTATAATGGAAATATAGGATCTATTGGGCTGAAGACTACGCTGGTAAATACTTCAACTGTTATTAGCGGAAACACTTTCCTTAATTGTGACATAGGACTTGATTTCAACAGCCAAGACATGGAGGCGCAAAACAACGCCTCTTTTTGCACTTCTACCGATTATTTTAGTACTGGCTCCCTAACAATGTTCTCAAAATGCGCCTCCTCAGATGCAACAGGTTCAGAGGCGGGGTTACAGAGTTTAGTAGCAAATACAGTATTTCAGAGCACTACAAGTACAGATGTAAACTTTCTCTATCCTGTAAAAGATGAGGCTTTGTACGGCGCAGGTGCTAACCCTACAATTTCAGGCCATGATACATATTTCAACAATTACCCAATAATTTTAGGCGATGTTGACATAGGAGCGAATGGCTTGTTAAGGTCAGCATACAACCCGCATCAAGGCAAATACTTTCGATTTGGCTCAACATTCCCTGAATGGAGTCGCAGAAAACTTAGAAATTAATTAATAGAATACCACAACTCTTACAAGAGGAAAATATTATGGGAAGAAAAAGCAAAAAGCAATTAGCTAGAGAAGCTAATACGAGCTCGATGGGGCGACAAGCAGACGAAATAGAGACTTCGGGTAGTCGAGTTACTTACAATGGTAAAAACAAGCTAATGCCGAAGTCTCACAGGGATTTCAATACAGTCTTAACGCACCTAAACCATAATCTTGAATTATTACACAAAAATCCACCTCCGGGTGTCTCTTTAGTTCACGTAACTGCTTTTGAAAAATTAATGAGTTATGCCTTTAGAGAACCTATTGAAAATGTCGAGATGGTTAAATGCACAAATCCCGATTGCAGAAAAATGCACTTGATTGAATGCCCTCATTGTGAAACTTCCCATAGTATTGTTATACCTTCCGCTGTCCATGAAAAAAATAGCATTGTAGCATTAAATAAATTAATAGATAAATTAGCCCCAAACCTTGCGGCTGTTTCTCAAGATATAAATATTACTGGTTTACAATCTAGTATCACAGATTGGGGAGTTAGAATTATTACTAAATATGTTCCTGTTGCAGATCAACCAATGGAAGTGCAAAAATTAAACCAAGCCTTAACAAACGCTGTTGAGGCAGAATTCACAGAGGTTCCTAATGTCAAATCATAAGCCTGTAGCTACCATTAATTCTATTGCAGACGCTATTTCAAAAGGTGTCGCAGAGGGTATTCAGAAAATGAAAGTTCCTGAATTTATACCTACAGGAGCTTTAGAACCAATGATTAAAGCTGTTGGGATGTTTATATGGGATATTGTTAATGCTCAGTGTGCAAATAAATTAGGCAAAACCACAATGGTAGTCAATATCCTCAGGAATATTTTTTGGGAACCTGACCTTGAATATTTTGATTACCCCGCCTTCCACGATTGGCCTTATAAGAATGTTGACGGTGAAATTATTAAGCATGGCCGTATTATCTGCACTGCTGAAAATGCTAAAGAAGATGGGCCTATTGATACCGAGATTAAGAAGTGGTGGCCTGAAGGTCGATACACAAGGATTAAAGATGGTAAAGGTTATTACTCTAAATACAAAACAGATACAGGTTGGAGCTTTGATATACTTACTTTTGAGCAGGATGTAACAGCTTTTGAAGGACCTATGATGTCTTGGCAGTGGTGTGATGAGCCGCCTAAGCCAAAGCTAATGGGAGCGATAATGTCTCGTTTCTCAAAACAGGGTGTGCTAATGCTTTCCCAAACCCCAATTAATGCAGGTCCATTTATTGATAAATTAGAGGATCTAAAAGAAGTTGGGAGTAGAATAAAAAAGATTGAAGCTACTATTTACGATAATAGTTCTGAAAGTGGTATTATGAACTCCAAAGGAACTAAGCGTGGATTAATGACAGATGAAGAGATCGAGATATACAAAAGAAAAATTCCTCTTGATGAACACCCCGCACGTTTAGAAGGTAAAGCTATTGGTAAGAGTGGTAAGATCTACCCTACTTTTGATTTGAATGTGAATGTTAAGCATTACGACCTAACCGCTGAAAGTACCAAGCAGTGGAACGGTTACTGCATAATGGATCCTCACGACAAATACTATCCATTCATACAATGGTGGGCTGTATTACCCCCTAATGAGATCAACAAGTCGAGATTTGTTTGTTATAATGAATGGCCTACCGTAGAAACCCTTGGTGGCTATTATGACCAAAAGAGAAAAACCGCTGTTTGCAACTTAGGTCCTGAAGAGATTTCTAAAATAATAAAGCTATTTGACGGAACGCATTTTGGTATTGAGATTAAAAAAAGAGGCATTGACCCAAGGTTTGCAAGAAACACTGAAAGTAATTATACCAAAGCTGTCGAAGGTATCGTTATCGATTACCTAAAGTACGACATTGAATTTGAACTACCTGATTTGGGATTGATTAGTATTGGAAGAAATGCCATAAGAAAAGATATTAAGTACGATAAAACAGCGCCGCTTAGCCTGTATAATGAACCTGACATGGTTATTATGCCACATTGCAAAAATACCATTCGTTCGTTAGACCGCCATTATTGGGAGAACAACGATAAAGGCACTGAGAAGGAAGCTGAAGAGTTTAAGGACCCTTCTGACTGCGCTAGAATGTTTAAGGCCTTAGAGGCTAACGTAGGGTGGACTCCTAATAGACCCCCCGTTAAGGTTGCCGATAAAAAGATGATAATTACCGAAAACATTAATGAGGAGTTTAATAAATCTATTGGGGAGATTGGGTTGGGTTAAGATAGCTAAAACAAGATATACTAGTTTCTGATAACCTGCACTCGGACGATATTGCAAGACAATAAAACTTATTGCAATACCCCCAATCATCATCTGTTTTAAATTTTTCAAAATACTTACATTGACCACATGGTTTAGTATTTAGGATTTTTTTACTCACTACACCCCCCTCTTAATTAAAACCAATGAACAAGTTATCAACATTCCGCCAAACCAGTTCATGCTAAGCTCCTTAAGCCCCGCAACCAAAAACAACACAAATAATCCACATTGCAAAACGGCTATTATGTACATAGCAATATCTGCCAACCTTAACGCTAATTCTTGCATATTACCACCTTCATAATTAAATAAACCTAACAAGCCCAGCTTCAGGCGTTTCAATGCTACCGTCTTCAAGCTCAACTATCGCAGTTGTATAATTAGCAACTCCATTTTCAGCTTCAAAGGTGTCATAAAAAGTACCCCACTGGTGGAATATTCCCGTATTTACAACTTTCTTTGTTTTTGAATAGTTATCGTATATTTCTACTTTTCTGAGTTTGGTATTCATTTTTTTTCTCCTTCTTGAATTGAACCACTAACCTTCCTAACAAATTTATCAGACCAGTACTCATTACCGCTTTTAGCTAGAACATACCATTGATTGCCAATTTGCCTCCATACTTTAGCATCAACTACAATTTCCTTATAGCTCATTTCGTATTTTACTGTAACTATAACCTTTTCTGTTGTTGTAGTGTCAAAGTTTGCTGCAAAACATATTGCAGATAGTGTTAATATTATGATGATTATTTTCATTTTATTATATTTCCTTTATTTTATTGTAATTAATTAAATTATCTTATAACACTCTTCTATTTTCTGACCTGACAGCGTTTTGAGGCCACTAAATAGCCTGCTATGCCTTTCTCTCTCGTGCTTACTTAAGTCAACTAACTCAACATTAACAGTACCCTCTTGATCCTGCTTAATATTACCATTGTACGCCGTTATGTTCCAACTGAAATTAAGACACTTATCACCAACCTGAATATGGAAACCTTCGCTAGATGGGGTTGATGGCATCCTACTAGTATCCTTAACGTAGGGAGGTATTGGAAAAATGGTAGTTAAAAATTTATTTCGTGTCATCAGCCCAATCCTTTCTAGCTTCTTCAAAAATCGATTCTTTATTTTTACTCATTATCTTCTCCTTTGGGTTAAAAGGATAAACCTTTGCAATCATTACATTCATAACTCCATTCCACTAAATCTGCTTTACCACAAGTTAATAATGCAATAGCGCAATCCCCTAAGAAACTGGTTTTAGGTAATACCCTATGTATAGTTTCCTTATTACAATTAGGACAATACTTTTTAATTGTTCTCACACCTCCACCTCTTTCTCGAATTTTTCCCATTCTCCAATTTTACCGTTTGTGATTTTGGCTCTTTCGTACACTGATATGATGTCATCGTAATTACATGACCCCGTAGTTACTGGAGTATTACCATTACCATATCTCGCAACCCACCCACTAGATCCTTCTGTTGCTGCCCATATTACGCACTCTTCTTGAGTGTATGGAACCATTTTCTTTTTTGGGAGTGGTTTGTAGTGATTGTAAAACCCTGCTCTATAAGTATTGTTTCTGTTTTCGAGATTATTAAAATCTCGTGCGGTTATAGCTAAACACCTTCCATTTTTAAATGTTTTAATAACAGTTGCCTTTGACCATTTTTTCCCATCATAACTAACTAACATCTCTTCAAACACATTATTTTCTACTGACATTATTTATCTCCTTTACTCTTACAACAATTACAAATCCATTCCCATTTACCTTTTCCAACATGTATCTTAAATTTAGGCATCTTAATCTCGTCTCCACAGTCAATACAAACTATCGGCTTTACCTTCAACACGTCTTTATAAGTGACCAATTCTTTTTCAACTGGTTTTTTATACGCCTTACAATTTTTGCCACAAGGGTATTTTCTTGAAGGAAACTTTACACTACACCTTTCAGTCCCCCTAACCCCATGCGCACAGTCACACACAATTAACTTAAACCTATCCAGCGCCTTTTTAGACTCATTTGATAATTTAATCACAAATCACCTCTTTTCTAATCCCCTCTTAAAACTCTACAATCAAAACCTTTTTCATAATCACAAAGGCTTGTTTTACGATAATCACACCTCTTGCAAATATCCTTGTCCTCTTTTTCATCCTGCTTAGTAGCACCCCCCTTGCAAAGAGGCAAGAGGGGCTTATTGCTAGAATCGTATTTCATCATTAAAGTTTGATGCTGGACCAGCACCATTTGGATTACTAGAACCGCCCTGTGAAGCCTGTGGCCGTCCTTGCTGAAAGGTCCACTGCTCTACAACTACTTCTGTTTTATACCGCTTAGAGCCGCCGTTTTTGTCATCCCAGCTCGTTGTACGCAAAGCCCCTGCTATAATAACAGCAGAGCCTTTTTTAAACAATTTGCCGATAGTTACCGCTGTTTTGCCAATCGCTACACAGTTGACCCATTCAACTGTATCCACCCAACCCCCAGACTTATCCTTATGACCACCCTTACAAGCTACTGAAAAGTTTGCAAAATCCGTTCCGCTACGATTTACGATTTCTGCATCTCGCCCCACCGTTCCTACTAATTTTACTGCATTAGTTATTGACATTAACAACCTCCTCTTTAGGATTAATTAATGCTGCAGCTTTTCTTTCCAATAAAACTGCCTGTGCTTTACAGAAATTTTGGAATCCAACCATTACAGTTTCAGCATCTCCATCGTCAAGCCCCTCTACAAGAACGGCGGTACTTAATTTAAGACTTACGCCACCCGCTATACCCCTTTGCTTAACCTCGACACTTTTAAGACGCTCTGCGCCCCTTAGAAGAGCTTTCGCTTTTCTTACTTTTGCATTAATTTCTGCAAACATGTCTGTTTGTTTTGCTTCCATTTGGTTTTTTTCTCCTTCTGTTAAAATTAAAAAATGACTAACTTTTCTGCTTTCTCGTAAAAGATAACAATCTCTGCTGAGAAATTACCTTTTTCATAACCACCGCCTAATTCAAGGATAGGCACTTCCTGCCAACAATCATCATGGATAATCTTATTGTCAACAAGAAGATCCATTATTGATTCAGCCTTATTAGTTAAATCTGTTTTACGCCTATCTCCAAAACTAAATTTAATAATAATTTTAGAGATGCTTTCAATAGCTCTACCTTTTCTTGGTTGAGACAATAACTCACTACTTGCTGACTTATGCCAATCTTTATGCTTAGACGAAGGTAATAGCCAAAACAGTTGCCCTTTAGGCTTGTGACCGCCTATCTTTATTCTAATGTTTTTCCAGTTAGGAATTATCTGCTTGGAATTTTTCTTAGATGGAATACGGCCTGTTAAGGTGTATCTGATTGACTCCATTTATGACCTCACTATTTGAGTTTGAGTCTTTTTAATTTTAACACCGGGAATAGTCATAACACCTTTAGAGGCTTTTACCATTGCTTTAAGAGCAGGTACATTAATCCCAATTAAATGGCTTGTTAATGAGTTTTCAAGAAGAAACGGTATTGCTTTAAAATGATCTTCCACCTCAACCACATAATCAGTTCGGTAGCTTACACCTGAAACTTTCTCCTGCTTAATTTCAGTCGCAACGGTTGTAGTCGCTTCTTCAATCTTATCCTCCATTCGAGCTTGGGCTTTTTCGGCCAACTCTTCTTTGCCTTCAGATTGATACTTTTCAATTTTAGCAGCTTCAGCTTCAGCAGCCTTTTCAGCCTTACGCCTTTTCTCTTCAGCTTCGGCTTCAAGCTTTTTTTGTTCAAGAGCTATTCTACGCTTTTCGGCATTGTCAAAATCAATCATTGCACTGCCAATCTTATCTTTACCTGCTTTTAGCTGATTAAGAACGTTCATAAACTCTTTTTGAATAACCTTCCTTTTTTCGTCAAAAGGTTTAACGGCTTCTTTTCTAAGAGCCTCTACAGTTTTGATAGCACCTTGTACATCTCTTTGAATACCCCCTGCATTCAAATTCTGCTCTGCATTTGTAATCTCAATCTCTTCAATTGAGCTAAGTGTTTCAAGAGCAGTCTTCATCTTATCAAGAGTCTCTTGAGCTATTAGGTTTTTTTCTTCTGACATAATTTATCCCTTCTTTTGGGTTAGTTTATATTGTTCATGTATTGGATTAATCTCTACACCTAGATGGTCTATAATTAAAGGTATCACCTCTCCTAATGGCCTGCAAGCCCTGCCTGTAGAACTTTTTTGACAAGGTACAGACGCATCGTCTAAAGCGTTAAGCCAGTTTTTTTCGTGAACTTTAATAGCTTTAATAGTACGTGTTTCTAAATTATGCAGATCGCTAATAGTATTGTTGATGTCACATTTTAACGATGTAACCTGCATCGCAGTATTTTTTCTTAACTCCTCATTGTCAGCCTTTAATGCTCCGGTTTTAATTAATAATTCACTGACACCTTCAGCAAGGCGATAGTGATCATGCTCAGCACCGTTTAACTTTATATCTATCTTTTTAAGCCTTGACCAATTCAAAGCAACTTGTAGCACAATTAGTCCAATTATCATAAATAATAAAACTTTAAACACATCCATACTCTCTCCTACTTTCCAAACGCTTTCAACACGTTTAATAATGATAAAAATTTATTAAAATCTGTCTTCTGATTAAATCGTTTTTCAACTTCATAACCGTTCTCAAAAATTCTTACTGCAAAACGGTGTCCAATTTTCCTGATACCTAATTTCTCCATCCTTAATTTTTCATAAGCAGCAGTTTGTATTTTGGCTGTCTTTGGCATTGAAACAGAAGACTTCCAATCTAGCATTAATGGCAGTTTTTTAAACAGTCCACCAAGATCCCAAGTTCCACAATATCCATATATTTTTGAATAGTGCATAGTCTCAGTTTCTTCAACTGTTATATCTTTATTGTAATCTGCCATAAACTTATCAACACCTTTAACCCACGGTTTCATTTGAGGGTCATAGGTAACGGTTTTACCCAACATCATAGCTTCCGCAATAGTATGCAAGGCTTTGCCGAAATTAGAGGCCGTATCACCCTTTACAAAGAAGCCCCCTGACACTGGATTAAACGGTGCTTCATCATTGTCTCTCACACCCACCCTGCTCATAACTTGGGTTACAGACGGTACGATTTTGCCGTTGTATTTGTAGGTGTGAGTTAACTCTTCAAATTCAAGCAAACCGAACCACCATTCCAACAACCCAAGCAACAACTGATATCGCCCATAATACAACAAGTATCCTATAAACAATATACCACACACTAAAATATTTGTTATAAAGGTTCATTGGTCCATTAAGGATTGATATCAAAAGAGCAAGTAATACCATTACTAAAGATGATAATTCCATTAAATTTTCCATTATTCCTTCCCCATAAAAACGTCAACGATAGAAGAAAGTTTTTTCTCGTCAACACTTTCAATATCGGTAATTTTAAATTCATTCTCTAAAACTATAGCAATCTCTTCTAATGATTGGCCAGTAATTTTAATCAACTTATCCATGTTTGGGGTTTTCACTTCTTCAAAATCACCTTCAACTACTGGTTGTGACACTTCGGGTTTTGTGGACTCTCTTTTCTCAGAAGGCTTACTTACCTTGTCTGCAATCTCTTGATAGTCAGAGTCAACTAACTCTTCCATACCTTTTGGGGTATCAAACTGAGGGTTTCCTGCATCACTCAACTCTTCCATTTTAACCATTGTTGCAAGATTAGGATTATCGAAAGACTGAGGGAGCTGATTACAATGTCTTCTGATTGCAGTTTTCTCAGCCATTTCATCTTCATTATTTGCCCAAATATTTTTAGACTTAGCAGCATTTTTTATTTTAGTAACTTTGTAATAAGGCAATACCCTTACATCTTTAGAACCATCTTCCATAAACGCAACCGTTAAAACACATTTAGGATTACCTCTACTTTCACTAAAGCTAGGGGTGTAGCTATATGATACTTCACCGTCAATTTCTTCATAAGTAAAGTCGTCATCATCAAAAATAACTTTAGCGGTCATATTTTTCATTCCTGCATTTTTACAGAGCTTCTGAAGGCCTTTGTATCCCGCAATTAGAGTTACCATAACACCTTTAATATCGTAACCGTCAGCATCTTTACCTATCTTGCAATTGAACCCAACAAGGTAAGCCTCTTTTTTCTGTGGTTCAAAAGATAAACCCATACTACTTGCAAGGTAAACTGCATTTAAAACACTACTCGGAACCAAGTTCTGAGCATCTTTTAAGTTTTTAATTACACTGTCAACAGCCGTTACGATATGTCTGTCCACACTGTAACCACTCGGTACAACAGCAGCAATAGCATTCTTAAAATCGTCTGCTCTCATTCTTTCAATGAGAGTTAGCTCTTTTTTATCTTTCTTCTCAGGCATAACGCCTCCTTTTTTAAAATGTTTTAATCTTAACTTTTCGGTAGGTAAGGCAAGCTTACCACCGAGGCATTATAGGCGATTATTCTCCGCCACAGTGTTCGGTAGCTTCATCACTGGGATTTCTTGGTGCACTACTAACCCATTCAAGGCCATCATAAACTACAGGGAAATAAACTCTAGTTTCAGACCAAGCTGTAAAAGGCTTGCCTTCACTTCCACCATACCTACTATCAAATTTTTTATTCATTTCTTCTTCTGTAAGAGTGTTAGCAATTAACACATCCCCATCAAGTGCATCGTTGATTAATTCTTTCCAAGTTGACATACCTTCTCCTTTTTGTTTGAATGGAAGTGAGAGCCAACCTATTAAAATGCTCCCACCTCCTTTTATTGTTAAAATAATCTTCTGTAATTTCTTTCAAATCGGCAAGAATATTTTTCTTCACCCATAATTAATACTGATTCAGTCATTTCTATAAATGGTATATTGTCAGCATAATATGTAGTCACTTTGCCTCTTTTAATTCTTGCACATCTACTCATAATATCTATGACTGGTATCTTATCTTTTTTCCAGTAATCTTTAAGGGCATCCATAATACATTCTTCTTCTTTTTTTACAAGCTTCTTTAAACTTTTAGCAATTATGCCTAACGTAGAATTCATACAACCCCCTTAAAATTCGTCTTTATTACCATAATCAATATCTCTAAAGGTTGTTATTGGCCCTTCAAACACTACTTCGCAACTAATATCAGTCGGGCCATTCCTTTGCTTTGCAATAATTATTTCAGCCTTACCTTTATCTGACGCATCCTTAGAATAGACCTCGTGACGATAAGGAAAAAGTATCATATCTGCATCTTGTTCTATTGATCCTGAGTCTTTCAAGTCCGATAGCTTAGGCCTCCTACTGTTTAACGGGCGGTTTTCTAAAGCCCTATTTAATTGTGAAAGTGCTATGATAGGAATATTGAATTCTTTAGCTATTGCTTTTAAAGTGCCTGTGATTTCGGTGATCCTTCTTACAGGCTCTTGATTTTTTACCAGACCTTTCATTATTTGCAAATAGTCTATAATGCCAAGCCCTACATTGTGTTTCCTAATTAACCTTCTTAACTTGCTTCTAAATGTTACTATGTTTAAGTACCCATCATCATCAACATAGATTGGTAACGATGCTACTTGAGTTGATACTCTGTTTATTGTTTCAAACTCACGATCATTTACAAGGCCATTTCTAATCTTAAATAGTGGCACATTCGCTAATTTGGACTGTATTTTTTGAGTTAGTTGAATATTAGGCATTTCAACACTAAAGAAAGAAGCTGGAACACCGCAATATTCGGCAATATTTAATGCTAAACTTGTCTTGCCCATGCCCGGCCTTGCCGCTATAATAACCAAGTCTCCACCATGAAAGCCACCTGTTAATTCGTCTAACTTTTTGAAGCCAGTAGGTATCTCAGGTATACCACCCCTTTTCCTAGCCTCACTTATATTTTTAAGAGACGGGCCTATAGTTTCCGATAAATGTACCGCCTTAGTTTTTTCATTCTTCTCACAAATGCTTTGTATTCCGCTCTCTATCCCCCCTAAAAGCTCTACAGGATCAACTTTTGGATCATAAGCACACGTTAAAGCATTATTACACGTTTCTATAATCCTTCTGACATCAAATTTACCCTGAACTATCTCAATATGGGTCGATAAATTCAAAGTTGTGGAAACCTCACTCATTAATTCACTGAAATACACGTCTCCACCCGCCTCTTCGACCTTCTGAGAGGCTTTAAGATGATTTCTAACCGTGAGCAGGTCTATTTCTTTTGACGAGCTATAAAGGGCTTCTATGGCGTTCATAATTAATCGGTTTTTTGAAGAGTAAAATATTTCACAATCAATATCTTCGATAAAATCGTCAATTATCTTCGGAGAAACTAAAAGCGATGCTATTATCGACTTTTCTGTTTCTATTGAGCTTGGTGGTATTTTTAGGTTCATGAAATTCTCTCATTAATTATGTCAGAAATAAGATTTTTAGCTATTTCAAGTTGAACACGATTAGAAGTTTCTTTTTCAAGAGCTTTGATTTTTAAGTTTTTAACTAATCGCCTCTCTTGGTTAAGTTCAACTGAAGTCTTATTAACCTCTGCTGTTAGTTGTCCAATAAGCTCACCATTATTATAATTATCTGTTTTTAAGTTATTTCTATCTCTTGCAGCTTCCGAATAAGAATCTTGGGTACTTTTAAGAGCTTCCCTGAGTTCTAGGTTAAGACTTTCAAGTCTCTTATTCTCTTTTTCTAATTCTTTTTTCAACATACACTCTCTCCTTTTTAAATGTTGAGCATTAATGAATATTTCAAAACTATTCATTGCAGAAAGTATTGTTGTTGGCAAATCAGATACTTTATCGTAAATATCATCTCTATTGTCTTCATTGCTCAATTCATTTACAAACCAATCGTAAAAATTTCCAAGGTTATCCCAACCATCTTCTCCATCAACTTCCCACGGTTTTTTTATACTCACAATTTCTCCTTTATTTTTACTTTACTACGCGTTACGAATAATCTTCAATCGAGCCTGCTTTGTTATACTGCGAGGACTCATTATTATTACCATTGCTATTAAAATCGTTACCTTCCCAAGTAATTACACACTGTTTCCAATTAGTAATCTTTGTTTTACCTCGATACCAATTACTAGCTTCATAGTGTGCAACAAACTTTTCTGCATCGATGGAGTTGTTTCTCTCTTTGCAGTAAACTCTAACTTCTTCTACTGTTGGCTTTTGGAAAACTTTCTTTGTATACTTTCTTTTACTTAAGTTAGTATTACTTAAAGGTAAAGTATTACTTGATGCCGGTTCCACCGTGGTGGTAAAACCCATAGCTGGTTCACATAGTTGTGGTTCTGAGAATATTTCATAGTTATATGTGAATTGACCATGTTCTCCATGCACCTTAGTTCTTTCGAGATAACCTTTTTCTTCTAACTCTTTTAATCCTGACTTAACAGCCTCTTTTCCATCTTTAGCACTCTTAACAATTTCGCTTGAAAAGAATTTCCAGCCATCAGGTTTAGACATAAGATGTAAATATATACCCTTTGCCTTAAATGATATTTCTGAATTTGAAACAATATTATTTGAAACTTGAGTAAAATTAGTTTCAATTCGGTTTATTAGACTACTCAAAAGTAACCTCCTTAAATAAGAAGAGAGCCAATACCATAAGTGACAGATAAGGAATTGGATACCTTATAATTTTATGATATGACTCTCTTTGATTTTTAACATTTTAATTTCCAATTTCAAGTGGTTTGTAAAGCCTGTCACAACTTCTACAGTAACAATATAACATCAAAGCACCAATTGTGCAACGATTATTTTTTAAAAAGTTTTTCTCTTACTTTTTTACTCATTAAATTCACCGCTTTTCTCCATGAATCGGCGCTTGTATGCCCTACACCATCGATATAAGCAGTGTAGGTTGTCGTGTATTCTGTAGCGTTCGAGAACCTTACTGTTTTTTGTGCAGAACAATAGTTATCTCCTATCTTTGACGCTAATTTATTAAGATCATTTTGCGCTTCTTTGCGATCGTATTCTTTAGTTTCAACCGTTTTTGGTTGCCTTTTGTTATCCATTTCTTTCAACCTCTTGAACTTTCTTTTTCGCTAATTTAACACTCTGGAGAATATCTTTATACACTCCAAGACTCTCAAGTGCTTTGAGCAGTTTATATTTATAATCTTCTGTTAGTTTCAAATGACCGCTTAAGCGTGCTCTAAGAGTTATGACACTTTTGCTACCAATACTCTTTGAGACACGCTCGAATCCTGCTACAGATACAAGCTTTTTAATTTGGAGTTTTGAAATTTCTATCTTTTTAGTCAATGGATATCTCCCCGCATTCTAAAACTCTATGGAATTTATTTGCAATATTAACATTACCCTTTGTGAGCAACTTCTTTTTTAACGTCTTGCTACAATTCTCACTATGCATTGCATGAGATAATACATAGTAGAGTTGTTGTATTATTTGCTTATCATCATAGCCGCCCTTTAAATCTCCACAGTGTAGGGGCATACATGAGAAATCTAAATTCGAATCACTCAAATTCGAACCTCTCAAATTCGAACCTCTCAAATTCGAACCTCTCAAGTCCGAATAACTCAAGTCCGAATAACTCAAGTCCGAACCTCTCAAGTCCGAATAACTCAAGTCCGAATAACTCAAGTCCGAACCTCTCAAGTCCGAACCTCTCAAATTCGAACCTCTCAAATTCGAACCTCTCAAATTCGAACCTCTCAAGTCCGAATATCTCAAATCCTTATTTTCTTTAATCGCATCCAGCAGACATCCTTTTGTTGTTTCAAACTCCCCACTATGAATAACTAATCCGTTATCCCATCTTTTGATTTCTTCATAGAGTTGTTTCATCATTTACCCTCATTCCGCTCAATATATCATTCACCACACCAATGCAGGTAACAGTATACAGACCATTCTCCTTACGAAGCGATTTAAGCCCATCTCGCACCGCTTCCCACTCTTCTATAGTCAAGTCCACACCCCTTTTAATAATGCCTCTTAACATGCTTCCAATCGTCTTTGGGTCGTCAAGTTCAAACCCTTCCAATACACAATCCTCTAAATGTTCAACGACTTTCAATCTTGAAATCATACTGGCACTTGAATTTTCTTTATTACTCAAAATAAAACTCCTTTTAATTATTAGTTACCTACAATAAAATATCTTAACATACTACCAATCGCTACAGCCGCCAATATCAAAGCAGAATAAGCAATTAGCTCGTACATAATATCACCTAATTTTCTATCTCTCAAAACCACAACCTCCTTTTAACGTTTACTCTTCTTGCAACTCTCACGCCAGATCTTTGCATAGTAATACACAAAGGCACTTAGAGTGATACCCATCTTTAAAGCAAGTTTAATCTGCTTTATATTCTGCTTTCTTAGTTTACGCATTTTGATTAACTTTCTTTGTTTAAATAATAGACATACTTATTTTTATGTCATCGATTAGTTGATAGTATACTTGGTTGCTTTTCCAAGAGTTAGCATAGGCTGTTGTCCTGCTTGCTCTACTGGAATTAAAAGGGTCTGTGTTAAGCTCTCTTTCTAATGCTTTATTTAACTGCTTTCGAGTTGATATAGCAGAGGCAACCAATTTTTTAATATACTGCAACCTCTCTATCTCATCCATTTTGGCAGTGTGCTTATGCAATAGTTCTCGCTTAAGACTCATGTGTAAAACCCTCTTTAGTTAAGCTTTCTTTAATCCAATCAGCGTTTTCAATAGCAGTGTGAGTGTCCCAACCGTTAGACTCTTCTACTTTTGTTTCTGAAACAGTAACAACACCATTCTTATCTGCCTTTGCAAATGTTCCAAAAGTGCTATTTACATAGTTAATTACATCCTGCATCCACTCAGTATATTCTGCTGTAAGTTTGATTGTTGTTGTTTTCATCTTAATTTCCTTTGTTATTGTTTGTTGCTCAATTCCTATACCAATAAGATACCATAATTCTAAGCAAAAGTCAACACTTTTTATACAAAAAATGTAAATAAATTATACAGTGTAGATAAGAGTAAGGCAAGAGCTTGAAAGTTTTTTTGAGAAAGTTTAACTTATTTGGTGGGAATTGGTTATATTGTTATTACTTCTAAGTTGCGGAACTAAAGAATCAAATTATTTATAGGGTTATTAGATATGTATACAGGCATCCGCAACGCCTTTGCATATTGAAAGCCCTTGTTATTAAGTTTGCGGGAGCTTTGTTATAAAAAATAAAAAACTATACCTATCACTCGCCGTATTACATATAGTGATAGCGGTTGTTTTGGGGCTGTGTTCTACTTTGTTTATGGGGGTTTGAGATGCTTGGAGGAATAGCTTACATTATTCATGGTGTTATAGTTGAGGCTAGTAAGGCCGTTGAGGAGGCTGAAAGGCAAGCCATCAGAGCAGCGGAGTCAAGGGAACATGCCTTTCAAAAAAAATGGGATAAACAGACTCAAGAACTTTCAAGGCCTATTGGTTATACTAGGCACATAAAGAAACAAGCAGAGATTAAACTATTCGGCAAGCAATTGAACTTAACCAAAGAAGACACGGGTGAAAGAGGTCTTAAATATTATGAGTTGAAGGACTATTTGAAGGGGTTGGAGAGATGAATAAGGTGAAATGTCCTAAATGTGGAAGTGAGAATGTTGAGAGTACATGCATCGGTAGGGTTTGTGATTGGGAGGCTGAATGCAATTAGTAATAAAAAGAAGTGAATTAATTCATTGCAAAGATAAGTCTGTGTATAACAACAATGTCTATTTGGTTGAGGGTATATATAAAATAAAAGAAGTTTGTGATGAGGACTATAATTGTTGCACTTACTACTTGCTACATAACGATGAGTGGATTTTTATCGGATGTAGTGAGGATTATCTTGATGATATAAAGATTGACTTTTTGTTAATGCACACCTAATTAATCTTTTCCCAACACTTGTTGGTTAAATTTGTTATATTAGTAATTACAAATAGATTAAGTTAAGCGCAAATAAGAATTGAGAACTGGCGACTCAATCACTTAATCTTGAAAGGTTCTATATAGTAACAGGATAAGCTTAGAAACGTTCCTGAGAACCATAGAGCCTTTTTTAATACCCTTTAAGCCCACTTGATATAATACCAACCCAAATACACCACAGCACACCCAAGCCTATCCTAAACATCTCTAAACCCCTTTATATACTTATATATTATTATATATATATTATATATAGTTATTTATTATTAATACTTAGTTATAGTGTTATTTATATATAATATCTAAATATTATTATTACGTTCATACATGCATATACAAGTACCTATTGTAATTTTGTTTTTAGTTATTTTTAGTTAGTTTCTTATGTATTGTTTTAGATACTTTAAGTGCAGATTGACCAGTGACAACACCAATAGGTGCCTGTCAATCTCACTGCATACAAATACCTATATGTCTATTAAGAATGTGGATAACTCCCAAAAATAGCGTCTGGATCAATTTAAGCACAAAAAGCGCTGGGAGGCATTTAATGTGAAAAAAGGCGTTATTGTGACAGTGGTTGGGTTTTTACTATGTTTTAGGCCATTATGCATGTCGCATAGTAACTATTATGTAAACTTTATTGCATTAATTGAAGATTTTAGTTGATTTCTTGATGTTTTTGTATTAATTTAATTAATATAAATAAAATGTTGATAACTTGTTGGTATGTTGTGGATACCCCCCCCCACCCCCAAAATTGAGGATGGAGGCTTAGGAAAAGTTTTGGACTAGTCCCCAACCCCGTAAGTATGAAAACATGAACATATGCAAAAAGGAGTATGGCATAGTGAAAAAAGAAAACACAAAAACTTTTAAAGACTTAATGTCTGAGTGTGAAAAGGCTCCTGAACCTCTTTATGTTTCGTATGAAGCGTTTCATGATGATAAAACTTTTGAAGTGCGGGTGTATTTTATTTGTGGTGTTTACATAGCAATGTCGAATCACGAGGGTGGTGATTGTTGGGAAGATGAAGGTGCGTATTCATTTTTAGATTTCGATCTTTTTAAAAAAGATTTTGGGATAAAGGATTAATTCGTGTCTAATTTTGAACAAATAATAATCGACAAAGAAATATTGCTTCCAGACAATACGGTTATGGGGATAGACTTAGGAGCAGGTAAGGTGATTATTGATGCTGGTTTAATGAGTGCTATGCTTACGTTGGCTTTAGAGGCCGCAGAGCTTGTAGGAAGTGCTTCTGGTACTGATACTACAAAGGCTATGGCTAGTATAGGTTTGATGCAAGCGTTTATAGCTGGAGGGAACTAACATGTTGATTATGCCAAATGAAGTTAGAAGTGGTAGGACTGGCGAGAATACAGAGGCTTTTAGAAATTCTCATGATCGGATATTTGGGAAAAAGGACGATTCAAAGAAAACTTTGAAAAATAAAGAGGAGAAGAGAGATGTTGAATAAGTTTATTGTTTTTTTAGTGTTAATTATAGCGCTTGGGTTTGCGGGTGAAAATTACAATGGGTATTTAGATACTGTATTGGTGTCTGACACATTAGGGGCTGGAGATGCGTTTTATTCTGCAGCTATGAATTTGAGTGAAGATGAAGACATACGGCTATTGGTAAAAGCGAATGATACGAGTGAGGCGGGATTAACAGACGATAGTATTGCTATTTATTATGGGTATCAGACAGGTAAGGAGACGCTTGGGAGTGATGGTGAAGCCTATAATGCTTGGGATGGCGAGATGATTATAGATACGATGCTTGCAAGTGAGTTTGGTGCTGTTGGTAGTGGAACTATAGAGGCTTCGGGTACGCTTACAAGAACTTGGGGCGGTGCTGATACAACTAACGTTTCTGGTTTTGCTTATCAAAGTAGGTGGTTTGTACCTGAATGGGATCATAGGATAAGATTTTTTGTAAAAGGTTTGGCTGCAAATAAAAAAGGTTCTGCTTTACATCTTGTGTTAGAGGTGGGTAGACGTTTAGATATTCCAACGAAATAGGTTGAATAATGTCATTTGATATTACTGAAGATAATTTTAAGAAGCATGAAAAGGAGCTTACGGCTCTTTTGGCTGATCAACTTAACAGCTATTATAAGTCTAGTTGCTATAAGCGTCTCGAGGGGCGTTATTTTCGTTTAAAAGACTCTGTGGATATGAATTTTCATGGTAATGCTAATCGGAGTCGAAGTGTAAGTCGAACTAGAAATGCCTCTAAGAGTAGGATGAACTTTGCGTTAGTGAAACAACGGACTATTTTAAGAAGAGCGATTTTATCGCAGAATTCCCGGGGTGAACCTTTAGCGACAACTGAGCCTATTGGTGCTACCACTATGGAAGCTGCAAACAACATTCAAGATGTTGTAAATATGAATTTAAAAAGTACTGAGTTTCGTGCAAAGGCTTTTTTAGCTATTAAAGACGACACTTCTGTGTTTGGTGCATCTGTGGCTTATACGTCATGGAGAGAGAGTTCAAAACAGGCTAAGAAGACAGTTGCGTCAAAGATAGGCCCTAGAAGAGAGCTTGTAAGGACCACTAAAAAGAATGCTGTTAATCATGCCATTAATGTTCTTGATTATTTTCAAGATCCAAAAGTTTCTGATCCTGACGATTCAGATTATCAAGGTCACATAGAGAGAATTAACCTATCCAAACTTGTTGCTGCTGTAAAAATGAACCCTGAGGCTTATATTACTGCTAATGTTGAGCAGATAATTGAAAGAGCTAAAAAGGAATCGATACAAGATAAGAATTACCATGATAAAACTGTGGACAGTTCTATTTCGAGTAAAAGGTTTGAGATAGATAGACAGATTTTTTATTCTACTTGCAATATTAAGGGAAATGAGGACAATAGTAATTTTTATTATGTTGAAATGATTGCAGGAAAAATTGTTCGCTTTCAAGAAAACCCTCACGACAACGATATTCGACCTTATGCGGTATTTACTTTTTATCCACGAAGAGAAGTGTGGTGGGGTAATTCTGACGCTGAATTCGTACTACCTCACGAAAAATATACTAACCTGATAATGGGTATGAAAGCTGATAAAGCACTTCAATCTCTTCAGAGCTACTTGTTTTATGAAAAAGGTACTATTGACGTAGCTGATTGGAATAATCGACATAAGAATGGTGGTTTTGTTGGAGTTAATACAGGCGGCAATCAAAATCTTTCTCAGTTATTGTACCAAGTGCAGCCACAAGATCAATCCTTAAACACTACTGACTCGATTATGAGAGAAGTTAAGGAGAATGAACAGAAACTTACTCCAAGACCTGACCTATCAAGGGCTGCTAAAAGCGGAGGTCTACAAAACACTACTGCTACTGCTGCAAATATCCTTGATGAACAGGGTGATGTTGTAGAATCAGAGATATTAGAGAACTTTACTTTCGGATTAAAACGATTAATTAGAAATAATGTGATTATTCTTCAACAGAGACTTTCAGACGAGTTTGCTATTAGGCCAAAACCTAACGAAGCACAAAGAAAATTGATGAAAGAGGAAATATTAGGCGATGTTGATTACCATATTGAGACAAGTTTAAATAAAAACAAAGCTACTGAGCTGTTAAGGCTACAAAACCTAATTACAATGTTTATGAACTTCAAGGGTAGTGGTGATCCAGCATTAGCACAACTTGATTTAACAGGTATTTTCAAAAAATTACTAAAACAGGCTGATATTGGGGATGTAGACGAGTTATTTCCCACTCAGCCACAACAAGAGTTGCCGGGCGCAGTGCCAAGTGACCCACAAGCTCCACAGGGGGCCGATTTAGGGCAGGCAGGCGCAGTACAGGAACTCACACCACCCCAAACACAGGAAGGGGCTTTAAATGAGGCTTAGAGACTTCATATACCAACTAATTTCGTTCGGCGGCTATTCAAGAAAGCTTTATCGAGAATTGCATGATTCTTTTAACAAAGATATTGCTAATACAAGAGAGGTCGTTGCACAGGCAAAGGCTGCTGAAGATAATTATAACAAGAAGCCTACTAGATTTTCGGTTATCGAGGCGTTTGACGCTAATAGCCCTGAATTTCAAAAGCAGATCCTTGAGCTTTCAAAGAGTGCTACCTTTAGATGGTTAGTTTTTTCTACTGAGCAAGATGTCTACGACATGATGAACAATGCTACAGGTGAAAAAGCTGTTGAGATTATGGGAATGTCAAAAGGATTACGTTATTTCAGGACTGTAATTGATGGTATTTGTAAGAGCCGACAAGAATTTGCGGCAAAAGCTGAATTCCAAAACAATAGCGGGGCTGAAATTGACTAAGAAGTACAGTTACCACGATTATAAGCTTCCTAGCAAAAAGCCGTTGCCTGAGGATATAAATCAGATAGCTACAGATATTGCTACTAGGCTAGACACTACAGGAAAACTATTAAAACTTATGACTTACCCTGAAAGCAATAAAGCTTTTGGCAATATCAATTATATAAACCCTGCTACTATGAGACTTGAGGCTACATTTGAGTATCATAGCGGTATGGTGAAGCTTATCAAGCTTGTTAAGTACATAGACGATACAGCTTCTCACTTTATGCAGACGATTAAGAATAATAAAATTGAATTTAGAACTGAGGCTCAAATTAATAAGTCTCGAAATGCAAATAAATAACTCTTACAGGAGAAAATGATATGGCAGATGAAATAGAATCAGGAGAAGTGGACCAAGAACAGCAGGCCCAAAGCTTTTTTGTTGACCAAGATACTGGTGAACGTGTTGACTCTACGCCTAGTGCTGAAGAAGCACAAGAAAAGCCTTTAGAAGCGGAGGCTGCCAAAGAGCCTGACGCTAAAGAAGCACCAACGGATACAACCGAAAAAGAAAACGTAGAAGACCCTTTTAATTTCATGGATACGGCAGAAGATGGTTCTAAATCATTTAATGCTCTTTCTGCTATGGAGTTTTTAGAAGGGGCAGGACAGAAGCAACCAACTTATGGCGAGGCTTCTCCAAGGGCGGCAGAGGCGGCGCAAAACGCTGACCCTCTAAATCCACAAGGAGCGGCGCAAGAGCCTGAAAGGAGTCTGGTAGAGCTTGCAAGGGATAACGTAATGAGTTTCCCTAATTACATGCAAGGTTACATAGACCAAGGGTACAGCATCGATCAGGCATACCAGTATGCTAAACAGGCTGTGGAAAACGATTTGACTTCCTTTGAAACTACTAACCGTTATGAAGAGATGGAAAAGCGGTTAGAAGAAAAGTTCAGTGGAAAGCAGACCGAAAGAACCCATCAAGAGGAAATGGCGGCATTAACTCCTGTATCTACAAGAAATCTACACGAGGTCGCAAAGGCTTCGGGATTAGGATCTGTGGAGAAATTACAAAGTGCTTTAGTGAACCCCGAATATGGTGGTAGAGCGATTCAACACTTTTTTCAACAAAGTATTGGAGATACTAAATTTGAGTCAACCGAAGCGGAACAGCAAGCTATGAACGATTGGTTTGTTAAGTTTACTGCGGATAGAAACAATTTAGAGCTCTTGGCAGACATAACAACTGCTCGAATATTTAAGGCAAACTTGCCAAAACTTACAGAAGCTATCAGGGCGGGTAAAGTCGGCCTTGATAATGAAAATAAGCGAGGTAACGGTATGGGTAATATTTCGACACAGGGTAAAACTAGAAATAACCCTGCTACACAAAAGACAAACGAACTTGCAAATTTCTTGCATGTAAATAGTCTTGATGAAGTGTAGCAATAATTTATAAGGAGGCCATGTTATGGCAACTCAACAGACACCTTTTGTACCTCAAGACCCTTCGGCTACAGGGTTACAGGGAAGAACAGTAAATGATGAAATTAGAAACCTTATTCCCGGCAACTCACCGCTATTAGAGCTTGTTGCAGTTGGTGTTGCGCAAGACGGTAAAGTGAAAAAATCAGCGGGAATGATTAGTAAACAGGCTACAGATACAGTAAGATTTGAAGCTTTCACACATACACCACCTGGCTATCTTCAGACTGTTGCAACTAAAACAAGTGCTCTTGTTTATACGTTTGCAAGTGTTGCTGAAATTTATGTTAGAATGGTATTTGAAAATACTGCTAACAAAACCGTTGGTGTAGTTTCAGCTATTTCAAGTACAAGTGTTACTTTTACCTCTATTGGTTCAACTGCCTTTTCTGCTGTTGCAGGTGACGTTTTAATGCGTCTTGGTAACGCTTATGAAGCCAATTCAAGCGATCCTGCTTACTTGCAGAAAGACGATGATAACATTTACAATATGTGTCAGACTTTCCGTTTTCCAACAGCAGCTTCAAATTCACAGATTGCTACAAAACAGGTTGCAGGTGGAGATTTCTTTCAGAGAGCTTCTAAGTATGCAATGATTGAAGGTATGCGTGATATTGAAAGAGCGTTTCTTTTTGGTAAAAAATCTTCAAGTGGTAATACTACTGAGATTAGTGATATTAGTAAAAACGTAGCGACTACTGAAGGTCTATGGAATCAGTCAGGTGTTGTATTTGATGCAGGTGGAAACATGACTCCGTCAAAGCTCTTTAAGGATATTCCAAACAAAATGGACTCTTCTGTAGGCGATATGGACCGTGTTATTATGCTGACTTCTAAGAAACAGCGTACTAACCTTCTTGAACAGCAGCAGGACAGTATTCGTATTGACCAAAAATCTGATCCTAAAGAATATGGTGTTAAAATCCCAATGTTTATGACAGGTGGACCAAACATTGAAATTCGTTCGCATGATGCGTTTAACAATGCAGGACACGAAGACGAAGGACTTATTTTCCTTCCTGAGCGTCTTAAATATCGTTACCTTAAAGGTAGAGATATTGCACCAAACAAAGATATTCAGTCTAATTCTACTGATGGTAAAATTGACGAAATCTTTGGTGAAGTTGGATTGCAGAATGACGATGGTGGTGTGTCAATAATGAGACTTATTAACATGTCTTAATTAATAGCCCTCTTGAAATATAGGGGGCTTCTTTTAAATTTCTAAATGGAGAAATGAAATGAAATCAATAAAAATCTTTTTGGTAATGGCTGTTTTCGCTTCTATTGCTTTTGCAGACGCACTTGCAGATATAAGTGTAAGTGCAGTTCCTGAATTTGACAGAAATAACAACGATGTTGTTTCGGCTGATGCGTTGTATGATACGCTTTCGGGTGCTGACACTTCAATCATGTTCACAGACTTTGTTCCAACAAGAGGTTGGGAATACATTTTAGTAAGAGACGCTATTACTGGTACAGGAGCCGATTCCGCTTATTATTACCTGCAGGTTGACTGCAAGGATGCTAAGAGGGGTAACGTGCTTTACACGGCTAATATCGATACTATAGACGGTGCTGCAGGGGTTGCTAATATTATACCTTTTGGCAATACTCTAATTGGTACAGCGTTTGATATTCGACTTGTTGGTATTTCGGGTAGTACAGGTTTTCAGGCGATTGTGAATAGAGCAATGCTTTATCGCAGACGACCAAGAACAATCTTTAAAGCGTGGAATTAATTAATAGGAGGGTGTAAAAGCCCTCTTTAACATAACCTTTAAAAAGGAAAAAAAATGTCAAAAGAAAAAAAAGAGATCAAGTATGTTGTGGCTGCAAAAAGCTTTAGCATTATTGTTCAGATTAAAGACGAAAAAGGTAAAAAGGTAAAGGATGTTGATTCTGAAACAGGTGTTCAGAAACGTGTTAATCGCACTCCTCAATTCCATGAAGACCTTGTGGACATGAAAAATGTTATCGATAGTGTTAAAAAAGGTTATCTCTGTGAATACAATGTTACAGAAGAAACACCTAATTACATCGCAGACGCTTTTAAAAAGTGTGCGGAAAATCGTTCTCATCCAGTTATAACTTATGATACTTGGATCAAAGAGAATAATCCTGAACGTCATGCAGAGATGGTTAGAGCAGATCAGGCCGAAAAAGCTGCTGCTGAAGCTTACGAAAAAGGTAAAGCTGAAGGTCAGACAGGCGATATCAAAAAGCTTACTTCTGAAAAGAATACTGCTGAAATAGCTGTTGAAAATCTTACAAATGAAGTTGCTGAAAAAGACGAAACTATTGCAGACCTTCAGAAAAAGGTTGCTGAAATCGAAAAGAATGCAGGTAAATAATGCCTAACAATCAACCTTTATACAGTGAGATTAAAGCTCGTTTAGAGGATTGGCTACAGAGTTCGGGGGGCAGTGTTGTACTGCTGCCCCTTGACCTTTTAAATAGGGCGCAAGACGATTTGACGCTACATAAGCAATGGTCTAATATGATGTTTACAGAGGCTTTAACACCTGTTGAAGGAGAGCCTAGAACCTATTCTATGCCTGACGGTATGGCTTCTTATCAAATTATCTCTTCAGACCATGACGGAGATGGAAAGCCTGACGAATACTTTTACGACAGGTCTAACCAAGTTAAGGGCTATAAAGTTGAAGATAGATTTGATATTACTACAGGCCATGCACACGTAATTCTTTTTTATAGAGACCCAAGTGTGCTACCTAATGTTTATTATCAAAAAGCTTTAACTGACTTTCAGGATACAGACACTCCTCAATACTCGTTCTTTCCAAGTGAACTACTTTTAAGAACTGCTCAAAAGATTCATATTGAAGAAACGGGGCTTACAAGCTCCGAGGTGACTGTTATTTTAAATAGCCAAAAAACTTTGTTAAAAAATTATACTGCTATTCATCATAACGTGAATACAGATCTGAAAATGGAAATACTAGACTACGAAGGGCATCCAATACAGACAGAAGCTATTAACCTGACAGGTTGCTTTGATGGCGACCCTGATTATTACAAAGGGCAGGATAACAGTGTCTTATAGCAGAAAGAAAAAGGCCGTAAGGTTTTCTAATTTTTCCAAGGGGCTAAATACCTCTAAAGACTCCACTGTTATTGGAAATCAGCAGGTGCAAGAGAGTAAAAACGCTATACTACGTGAAAACGGCGCAGACAGGCGACCCGGTACAATTGCTAAAGAGAATTTCAATTTAACAGACCTTATAAAAGGTTTGCATAATTATTTAGACTTTGTTAATATCGAGCACTTACTCATGGGATCGGGTGGTAAATTATACGATGTAGCAAAGGCAGATGGTGCTCCTACGTTAAGATATGATTTGGGCGGTACTGATAACTTTTATTTTGCCGATGCTTTGGGCCGATGCTTTATCGTAAACGGAAACGAAGTTGTTAAAGATGAAGGTGGTACAACTTATCAAGTTGGTATAGATGCCCCCACAGGAGCAAGCGCAGGCGTAATTGCGGGCGGTTCGCTAGCAGAGGGTACTTATGGTGTTTATGCAGGCTACGGACGAGAAGAGGGCGGCGTAATCGTTCTTTATTCAACAGGTCAATATTTGGGTACAGTAAATTTAACCGCTGGAAATCAAACCGTTCAAGTCACTAATTTTGCCCAAAGCAGTGACCCACAAGTTGACAAACGTGTTATTTGGATGACTGACGCTGATTTATCTACGGTTTACCGCTACTATACAGCCGATAATGATGCTACAGCAACGCACAATGTTACAAGTGATGCCGACAAGTCCGAATCTATTTTATATAGTGTTGACGCTGTTGATAACATTTCAGTTCCAGACTTTGAGCACATACTGGCAGCGGACAACAGGCTTTGGGGTAGTGTTGATAACGTTCTTTATTACAGCTTAATGAATAGCGCTAACCCATATGATTTAGAAAGATTTTTTACCTTAAATCGAATTACTCTTAAGTATAAGATTACAGGATTATTTGAAGTTCAAGGCAATGTTTACATGAATACGCCGTATGGGATATTTATGCAATCAAACGCCGATGTTACTGCTAGAACTATCCACGTTGAAAAACGGTGGTATTTTAAGTATATGAATACCGTTGTTGATTATAACGGTGGAAAATTGGGACTAACTAATGATGGTGTTAAGTTTTTCGATGGTGAAAAGTTTCTTGATTATGACATATCTGAAGATGTGAAAGCGGAAATTACTAAGATGTATAGTACCGTTTCGGGATTCGAGCCTTTTGCTGTTATTATAAGAAGAGATATACGCACAGAATACCATATAAGTTATAATGACAACTCTTTCACAGCAGCTACAAATAATAAAAGAATTGTCCTTAATCTTGACAAATTAGCCTATTTACCTGAAAAGCAGGTTACAGCGCCGTGGGAAATATGGGATAATGGCGCAACCCATATGACAACAGATCTTTCTGGAATTACTTATCAAGCACAGTCGCACGCTACAGCACCTAAGCTTTACGTTGAAAACCCTAATACTACCATAGACAATGGTATCTATCTGCAAAGTGGAGCTGTTGGTACAGAGGCGAGTTATATAGAGTTGTTGGTTTGCACTAAAACAATTCTACTAGATATGTCGTCACGGTTAGCATGGAATTTATTGCGGGTTATGGCGAGGCTTTCGGCTAAAGCTACTATTGAGATACATATAAGAGATGTTGAGGGCGAAAACTCTAGTGATTTAGTAGGGGCGGGTGACGAGGTCTCTTTATGGGATGTCTTTCTTTGGGATGTTGGAACATGGGCAAGTACAACGCCACGATTAATTAAAACTAGATTGCCAGCAAGTTTAAAAGGATATATGATGTTTGTTAAGTTTTATCAAACTGCAAATGATCCTGAATTTAATATACAAGATATTGTAGTAGAGGGTACAGCCTCTCAGATACGTTTTACATAGGAGTAAGGAAATGAATTTTATCAAAACAATGTACTTAGTGGCTATGGCGTTTTACGCTATTTATGCGTTAGACGATATGACTATACCTAACCCGTTTTCTCCAAATACCCCTGCAAGATCTGCTGAGGTTAATGAGAATAATGATAGTACGAAGATTGCATTTAATAGGCTAAATGATACTCTTGCAAATGATTTTACAAGAAATATTTATTTTGAAAGTGGCGATACTACCATCAAAACCATTTATGTAGACACCGTAGTTGCTCTTGTTTGCTCAGTTAATGTTCGTGGTTACATGGCAGACCTTACAGCGGGTACGGTTAATATTGATGGTGGAACTATCGATGGTGTTACCATAGGAGGCTCTACAGAGGGCGCAGGTTACTTTGACACGCTTCACTCAGTAAAAGGCATTACTGGGACAGCTTTAAATACAGGACAGGGCTTAAACGAGCTTTACCCTATGGACCAAGCAGTTTTAACGACTTCAGATGTAACTTTCGATTCTGCTTATGCTGGAAAGGTAGTGACTCCATCGGCTGTTATTACGACCTTAAACGCGAACGGTGGAACAATTGATAATACAATAATTGGCGGTTCGGGAACTGCTGCAATAAGTGGAACAACAGGAAGTTTTTCGGGAGCATTAACAGGAACAACACTTAATACAGGTCAAGGTGCAAACGAGCTTTATGATATGAACCAAAATGTATTAACTACAAGTGATGTTACATTTAACAATGGTACTTTTAATGATAAAGTCTTAATAGACACGCTTTCAAGCAATAGTGTGATAAATCTTTTAAAAGTAAAAAATAATTATACAGCAGGGTCAGGAACAGGTGATGATGCAGGTTGCTCTATAGAAATGTACAATGGGATTGCAGAAGCAACTGAACCAGCTAGACGAGGCGTAATAGAATATTATTCCAAAGGCTTTTTTGATAATCCCGATAATACTTTTTTGCATCTTAATAATTACAAAGGTAGTAAAGATGAAGGACTAACTATCACTTATAAAGCAGTAGGGATAGGCACAAGTACCCCAAATGCTTTATTGACAATAGATAGTTCCTTTACGACAAAAGAAGTCTCAGCATTCTCAACCCCCTCAAGTGGCTACGGTAAGTGGTACGCAAAAACAGACGGATTACCTTATTTCAAGAATGACGCGGGGACTGAGTATGGATTAGCAGCAGGTTCGGAAGGTAGTTTTACTGGAACGCTAACAGGGTGCACAACAAGCCCAACCGTAACCGTTTATTATGTTGTTTCAGGAGATTTGGTTACAATGACTATTGGCGATATAACAGGGACTAGTAACACCTCAGCCATGTCAATTACAGGAATGCCGTCTGGTATTTGGCCTAATAGCGATCAAGCAATTTCAGTATCAATATTTAATGGTGGCAGCTTACAATCTGATGCTAGAGTGTGCTTAGTTAAAACAACAGGTGTTATTGAAGTACAAGGGACTATTACAGCGAGTAGTACAAAGGGTTTTAAGTCTAGCTCCTCTGCTTACAGGACTAACAATTAATATGAAAAAAACAATAATAAATCTAACCCCTTCTCAAAACTCCCTTCAAGGCCAATTCTCGAATGGAGATGATCCTTTAGTAATGTGTGACGCAACTAATGGAGATTTCTCTATTACAATGCCTGATGCACCGTCTACAGACGATTCAACTTTTAGATTCGTTAAAAAAGACGACTCATTAAATACTGTAACTCTTGTTGCAAAATCTGGTCAAAAAATTATGAATGAAGATTCTCAAATACTAACAGAAGAAGCAGATGAGCTTGTTTTAAACTCAGATGGAATTGGTTGGTGGTAGTATGAATAAGTTACTTTTCATCTTATCAGTAATCCTTACTTGTTCTCAAACGCCTTTATATGCAACTAAATACGGTAGTGTAAAGCTTTGGGACGGTGACACTATTGTAAATGTTAGCGATAGCGCTTTGAAAGTTTATACTGACGATACATTGAATGTTGCCATAGCGGACACTATTGTTGTTAGAGTTACCGATACGCTCGAAGTTAATTCAATTCCTAAAGACTACTATTTAGAAGTTGCCAAGGGTAATGTTGCAGGCGCATCTAAGGTGAATAAGTTTGGGCATAATCCTACCGCTACCAGTGGCGATGATATTTGGGGCGGGGGTGGTGTTTACGTTTTTTTTCCTGACACTGCAAGAACGATGGAAATACTTAGCACTTCGGCGCTTGACGATGAAGGAAGCACAGGGGCTATTCAGGTAAGGGTAAAAGGACTTGATTCTAACTGGCTTGAAATAGAGGAAACCGTAACTATGAACGGCACTACTCCTGTATCTTTGACAAATAAGTTCGTTCGAATGTACAGGGCTTTTGTTCTTGAAGTAGGATCGGCAGAAACCAACGAAGGGGATATTACCGTTGAAATTGTTGGAACGGATACGGCTGCTATTTTTATAAGTGCCGATGAAGGCCAAACGCAACACGCTATCTACACCGTTCCTGAAGATAAGACCGCTTACTTTTTAAAGGGGTATGTGTCATTGACTAATAGTAATAAAAATGGTGAAGATGGAACATTCCAATATTACGTTAGATTAAACAATGGATATCAGAGTGCTTGGCTTGTTAAAGGCGAGGTGGGCTTAGTTAATATTGGTTCAAGTTACTGGCAATATGAATATGCCGTTCCAGCAGGGCCTATACCCGGCAAATCAGACATTAAGATTCGACTTACAGACGCAAGTGCGACAATGAACACACAGGCAGGGTTTGATCTCATTTTAATAGATAATTAATAAAGGATATATTATGGCAGTAGCAACAACCGCAGTTAGTACAGAGGCAAAGAAGCCTATTGTGAATTTCCCAACAGTTCAGCCAAACCAGCCTATACCATTGCTTCCAAATGCAGTGCAACAACCAGTACGCCAACAGCCTGCTGTAATGCCTCAAATACAGCAAGCGGGAGCAGCTACAGGTGCAGGGCAAGTATTTCAGCCTAACCTAAGTAAACAGGTGGTCGAGACAGCTCAACAGAAGGCTATACAGGGCACTCCAAGCCAAACAGCTAGTTTAGTGTCCCAAAACGCTCAAAACCTCTTAAAAGACCCTTCCATGGGAAAAGATTACGACGCTCAAAAAAAGCTTTCTATGGATCAACTTGCTAAACAACAATCTTCTGATTTAGAAAAATTAAGACAGTCTACAGGTGGAACGGCTAATCTAGGCTTTAATATTGGAAACCTTGCTTCTGCTCAACTACAGCAAAGGCAGGAGAAAACAAATTTATCTCAACAAATGGATATTGACGCACAGCAACAAAAGCTATCTGATGGTTTAGCGGCATTGACCGCAGGACAGCAAACTGTAGGCATGGAACAAAGTTTACAGTCGGGTGATATTGATAATCTTATTAAGACATCTGATGGAGCGCTCTCTTTTGCGGAACTCGCTTCTAAAGAGAATATGTTTACAAGTCAGCAGGAATGGGATACTACAGAGTCTCAATTGCAAAAAGATTTTGAAATGGCTATGACTCAAGGAGATTACGCACAGGCTAATAAGCTTGCTGCTCTGATGAACGACTTTGAGACTGCAAAGCTTAAGAATCAGCAAGAGTGGCAGAGTGCTGAAAACATTGCTCAAAATGCTTTTAAAAAAGGTATGGTTATGAATGAACAGGAATATGACAAGGCCAAACAATACCTTGCTTTTGAGTTAGAGCAAGCTGCTGCTGACAATGACTTTGAGAAGCACCAGTATCTAATGGACAAACAGCAAGAACTTGATTTACAAAACATGCTACAGAGCTTTGACTTTAATAGTAAAATGGCGGTTCTTGATAGTGAGCTACAAACTGCAATTAATAATAACGACTTTGAGCATCAGGCTATTCTTAATAAGTTTACCCACGGCCTACAAATGCAACAGATAGAGCAAGAGCAAGGTTTTGAAGAAAGTATGAAGTATCTTGATAACGAGCTTGAACTTGCATTGCAGACGGGCGATTATGAAAATGCTAAAATGCTAAACCAAATGAAGTATGATCAAGAAATGTCAATACATCTTGATAATATGGAGCTTGCTAATATGAAGCTAGATATGGAGCAACAGGGCCTTGATATGGCAATGGTTGAAAGTGAATACGAAAAGCTACAAGCTGAAATTGCAGCAGGCAGAGTAGACCCAAGTGCTTCAGTCGATTATTTGGAACAAGTTTTTGCAGACTCTTTACCTGAAGGCTTTGAGTTTACAGAACCCGATCCTTATGCCGTACAAGCTGCTTTGAAAGACGATTACCTTAATAAGATGTATCAGTATGGCTTAACTCAGGGTGAGGACGCTATGGTGTTTGAAACAGTTACTAATCCTGATGGAACGACTACTGAAGCTTTTGCAGGTTTGAATGACTCTTATTTAGGTTCCTTTAATGATTACGTTAATGACACTACTTATGCACAAACTGGTACACCTGATGAGGCTGAAATCATCGCGCTTAAAGCGGGTGACATGCCGATAGACCAAATGGAAAGCAAACATTTCGATTACCTACTTAATGACGTAACCACACCTGAAATCGACTTAGGCATATATCAAGATTACGCAACACAGGAGGTTGGCTCAGGTAGTAGTTCAAGAACAATTTACCCTGAACTTGAAAACAATGTTGGAGGCTTTACGAATATTGGAGGCGTATTATTTAACGTGCAATCAAAATCTATTCTTGATGAGGGTGGTGATGATGTTACAGTTTACAATATCGTAGACGTAGTAACAGGCCAAACCATTGAGATAGCTGCTGTTGAGAGTGGTTCAACAAGTGCCGACCTTAATTCTCATGGTAATAACGAGCTCCATACATACTTGGAAACAATCAAAAAAGACCCTTATTATGCAAGTAAAGGAGAATAAATAATGATAGTAATAACAGGAGCCCCAAGAACAGGCACAAGTATGATAATGCAGACTCTCAAAACATTGGGAGTTGAAGTTGTAGGTGAAAAGTTTAGTGATGTTAATATGCCTGAAAACAACCCTTATGGATATTATGAACTTCCCATTGCAGAAATTACAGAGGGCATTCAAGATTTACGATACAAGGGCAAAGCCGTAAAACTTTTTGCGCAAGGCTTGGGTAAAACAAAAGTAGATGCAATCGACAAAGTGATCCATTGTAAACGCAAGGTGAAAGAGTCGGCTTTAAGCTTTATGAAAGTGTTAAAAGCAACTCCAATAGGAATTAAGCCTACGATTAATAACTCTAAACAGATAGTTAAACACAATGCACTTTTTGCAGAAACTTTTGCTAAACACACTAAGAAACCAGTGTTTAATGTAGATTTTGAAAATTTCAAATCTAATAAAATTGAAGAGATAGAAAAGTTATGTAGTTTTCTCGGTATAGAAGCCACTGCTGCTCAGAAGTCCGAAGCAATAAAAAATATAAAGGACGGTAAATAATGGGAATTGCAGCAGCGATAATAGCGGCAGGAGTAGGTGTTGCTTCAACAGTGGCAGGTGCGGTAGGTTCTTCACAGACCGCAAAAGCGCAAGAAGAAGCTGAAGCTGAAAGACTTGCAAAAGAAGAAGAAGAAAATGAGAAAATGCGCAAAGAGCGAATTAGGACACAGCGTCAAGAGGGCATAGGTATGCTCGCACAAGAGAGGCAAAACGCTACAACACAAAGTAGAAGCCGATCTTTTGGGAAAGATGCAAAAGCTGCTTTAAGCAATGTTAGCAAACGGGGTAGTGCTCCACAAGCTCCTGCTCCCGCAATAACTCCACAGGCTCCACAAATGCCAAGTAGAGGTGCTCCACCTCCGATGCCATTAGGCAACCCAAAGCCTATAACACCCGTTGCGGGATTACCCACATCAACGATTGGACGGAGGTAGCATATGTCACAAGCAAGTAGAGGGGCAGCATTAAGCTATATCGCCCAAGCAGTACCAAGGGTAACACAAGATGTTATTGGCAAGGTACAGGCAGGCAGAGACCGTAAAGAGGACATGAAGGATAAGGAACTTGAAAGAAAACTGTCTCAAGGCCGACTTGATGCAATGGGACGGCAAGCCACTATAGACGAGCAAAACATAGATACAGGCGATCGCAAAGCAGAGCAACGTAAAAAAGCATCTGACCTTAACACGAAAATTCAAGCCGACATTTTTGCAGAAGAAATAAAAGTTAATAAGAAAAAAGCTCTCGATACTGAGCTTGGAAAAATGTCGAAAGAGAAGCTGCAGGTTGAATATGGAGCGGACAATTTAGCGCAAGCCAAAGAATTAGCTTACACAGAAATCGATCTGCCTACAGGTGCAACAAAAGAAGATATTGTTAAAAAGTATCGCAATGAAATAGAAGCGCTACAATTTACTGACCCTACTATGCAAGGGCGTATGGCAGGGATAACCCAAAGGACCAAGAGGGCAGAAAAAAAGGAAGATATTGAAGGTGAAAAATTATTTAGTCAGGGTGAAGGTGCGGTTGATTATGCTAGATCTGTAGAGTCTCGAGAGGATAAGCAAGAGTTTGAGAGTAGTCAACTGAATAAACGACTTTCTGCACAAGAGAGAATGAAAAAGATAACCAGTGGAGAAGCTGACGCTGAAACTAGCGACATACCAGATTTAAAGCCGATTAGTAATATTGCCATTACAAAAGATTCTGTTAAGAGGGTAAAAGAGGCTTATCCTATGATTAAAGGTGTCTCAAACGAGATCAACGGGCTAAAAGACCTGTACAACAAGGTAGGGATTGAATTAGTTGGTGCTGATGCTGCAAGGTTAAAGTCAAAAGTAAGGAAAATTCAGCTACAGTTGAAATCGAAAGCCTTTCTCGACCTTGGTGTTCTTAACGGTCCCGATTTAGACTTGCTTGAAGAGGTAGTGCCTGATCCATCAACCTTGAAAGCAGGCGCAAAAAAAGCAGCTTTCGGAAAAGTGTTTGAAGGGCAGTTAGGCGAGCTACTTGATTTTGTCGACAGTAGGGGCGAGATGTTCTACAGAGCAAATGGTTTTGAGGCTGACAACAAAGGTGTTACGGGGCAAGCGTTCAACTCTACGCCTGTTCAATCAGGAATGTCAGATGATGATTTCAACGCAGCGTGGGGAGAATAACAATGCCTACACAGCAAGAATTTATTGCAAAAGCTAAACAAATGGGTAAAAGTAAAGAGGAAACTCTTGCTAAAATGCGTGAGCTGGAAGGTAGAGGGTATTTTGATACCCCCGAACCCCAAGACCTAACCCCCGAACCTATTGAGCGTGAAGAGTCTGTACCATTGGTAAAGCAGGCTATTAGTGCAATTAGCAAAGGTGCTACTGCTACAGGTAAGTTTTTAGGCGGCTCTATCGCTCACCCAATCGAAACAAGTAAAGGGCTTGTAAAAGGCATAGGTGAAGCAGGAGTTGGCGATATTGGGCGGGGTACTGCTGCAATGCTAGGCTCGGTTATACCCGGTGAAGATCGTTTTGAAAAAAGAGCAAGAGATTATAAAGACAAAGAGTTTTTTCCTGCAAGTGGTGAAGTTCAAGAAAGAGCGAAGCCTGTAGGTCAATTTGGCGCTAAAATGGGTGCAGGTGCTGCATTAGCCTCTACCTTACCCGCAACTGCCCCCGCTGCCGCTGTAGCTTTGGGCGGTGGAGCATTGGCGAATGTTCCGTTTTTACCTCAAGCTTTTACAGAAGGTGGTGCAGAGGGCGCAATTAAAGACATTGCATTAAACACAGCTATCGATTTAGCCACTTTTGGAGCAGGAAAAGCTATTCCGGGGATTAAAGCTGCTTTACTTAAAAAAGGCGTAAAAGGGCTTGAAGCTGATAGGATTGCAAAAGAGGCTTTTGAAAGAGCCACAAAATTACCAAGTGCAAAAACGGTAAAAACCACCGCTGGAAAGGGTTTTAAGCTAGCACCTGACACCCCTGTTAAAGATGGTGTAGAGCAAGTTGGAGAGGATATTTTAAAGAGTTCAGCACCCGAGAAAACCCTTGGAGAAAAGACATTAGGTCGCATCTCCGAGTCAGACAGGTCTATTTTATCAGAGCCATTATTAAAAACTGAAACACCGTATAATGAATATGCTCAACTAGCAGAGTCAGCCGTTAAAAACCCTAGAAACCCAACCCCAATGGATGTCGCGGGTCGTAGAGGTTCAGAGGCTCTTGATATAATTGACGAGAAACTATCCTCTGTTGGCGCTAGAAAGCAAGAGCTAATGGATAGGGCGGTGAATAAGACTATTAATGTTGAATCTACCCAAAAGCGTTTTAATGACTTAATTGAGGACAGGTTGGGCTTAGAAGTAACCGAAAAGGGCGCTTTAAAAGGGGCGGGTCGTGCGCCAACCGAAAAGAAACTTATAGAAGAGGTTAATGACCTTTTAAGGTCTGTAAAAGGCGAGGTAACTATAAAGGATGCCGATAATATCAAGGCAGCATTAAGAGACATTGTAGACGCTCCTAAGTCGTTTCAAGTACAGCCTAGAAAAACTATAACCGAGTCCATTGTAAATACTGTTAGAAAAGATATTGATGATAAACTTATTCAACAAATTGGCCCTGAATTTAGAAAGGTAAATAAGGAATATGCTGACGCTATTGATTTAAGTAGTTTTCTGAATAAGAAATTAGGGGCTGTTACTGACAAAGGCACAGGTCAGAGGATAATGGGTGCTTCTCTTCTTAAATCATCTCTACAAAGTAACTCAGATAGAGGTTCTAAGGCTTTATTTGACAGAGTAAAAAAAGAGACAGGTATTGACCTTATAAAAGATGCTAAATATGCGGAAATAGCTATGCAGGCGGTGGGTGATGCTAGAATTAAGAATTTACTTGAAGAGGTTGGGGTTAAGTTACCGGGTAAAGCGGGGGCTATACAAGAGTTAGGTTCAAAAGCTTTAGATATAGCAAGACCCGACAGGTTAAGTGAAACCGTTAAGTTTTTCAATAAACAACAGCAAAAGCGTAGCGGAGATGTGTTGGGAAAAGCTGCTTTGCCTGCTCCTCCACCTTTTAGGCTTCCTAATCCACTTGGGAACCAGAGGGGGGCTGTTGATATTGGGACTAATATTAAAAATATTGAGAGAGAGGCAAAAAAATTCAAGACGCCAAGAGAGTTTATTAATGCACAAAAAAAAGACTTTCATGGTACTAGTCAGAAGTTTGATATTTTTGATGCTAGTCAGCTAAATAAATCAACAAACACTTTAGCAGGCAAAGAAGGGTTTTGGTTTACCAGTTCGGCAAAAGAGGCAGGTGATTATGCGCAGCTCTCAGGAAAGAGACTAGCTAAAGACGAAGTTGCCTTTGAGGCAATGAGTAAAAGGTTAGCAAAATCCCTAGAAAATGCAGAAAAGGCAAGGGATTTTGATCTTGTAGATAATATTACTGCTCAAATAGAAAAGCATGAGGCATCCTTGTTTTTAGAAAAACCAGAGAGTTTTGTAAAAGATGCTTTTCTTGTAACTAAAAAGCCTAAAATTGTTAATATGGATGGTAAAAACAGCACGCAGGGAGCTTTGTCTGAAATAATATCTAAAGCAAAAAAAGGGGGGCATGATAGTGTTGTTTTTAAAAACATATCAGATAATCCAGTAGATGCAAGAGTTAAAACTGACCAAACAATAGTGTTTTCTCCTGACCAAATTAAAACGGAAAAAGAACTGTCAGATATTTGGAACAATGCTCAACGCACAGGAAGCGCAGGTAACATAAGAATGAACGCAATGCTCCCCGCAACAGGATTAGCAGGAGCAGGAGTACTAACAGCAGGGCTCAAAGTCGAACAAGGCAAGAAAAAGCAACAATTAACAAGAGAACAAATGCAGAAACTAGCGCAATCAAGAAGAGGTAATTAATGAAAACTTACATAACTTTCCACTACAACGACCTAGGAAGATCAAATCTTGTAATTTACAAAGATGGGGAAAAAATCAACTCCTTTCCTGCAAGAACTGGTTCTGTGCACGAAGCCCTTTGTAATCCTATCAAACAAGGCGTTTGGTACATAAAAACCCCTCACGAAAAAACCACCGAAAAAGGAATGATGATTGAAGGGTTTAATATTTCTTGGAAAACTAGATTGTATAATTCTGAAAAAGAATACACCCGTTACCTAATTCACCCCGATGGAAATAAACCCGGCTCTTTAGGCTGTATAGTTACCCCCGGCATGGAATTAGAGCTAAGAGACCTTATAGATAGCCTTTTAAAAGAAGTGGACGAAATACCCGTTTACGTGAATGTGAGCCCAAGATGAACCAAGCGTTAAAGCAAGATCCAACAAAGTTATATGTCGCTTTCCACAGAGGTGGCAAAAGTGACCTGAAAACAAGGCTAGTGTCTGCAATGTGTAAGATTTTTACCAATAGCGATTATCGAGAAGGGAAAAAACTAGGAATTAACGACACTCGTTTTGCACACACAGAATTAATCTTCCCTAGATCTATTGCAGAAGATAAAAGGTGCTACTCTTCAAGAGGTACTGACGACCCAAGCGGTGTGAGCTTTAAGGACATAAAATTTTCTCACCCTGAAAGATGGACTTTTGTTGAAATTAAATGGATTAAAAATTATGAGGATATTCTTGCAACATACAATACATCAAAAAAGTATGTCGGCTGCAGGTATGCTT